AGTAAGCTCTTCGTGTTCTAGCATACCCGCCCAGATGAATTTAATCATAACATCAATAGAGGCCATCTTTTTAGCATCTGCAAATACCGTAAATAAAGGCTCCCCGAGTGCTATTTCTAGCTCCCGGAGTGCCTTTAAATTGTATATAAACAAGCGTTGCTTGTCCAGCTTAATTTTAGCCGCCTTCATATTACGTTATAGTTCCAGCCGTTAATTCTCCAGTACCTTTGAACGAACCGCTCATTGTTACCGTATCCTCTAGTGCTGCATCCATTGAAAGACTTGTTAAATAAGCCTTGCCGCTCCATCGTGGATCGCCTGAATCAGCAGTAGTGAATAACAAAGTAACTTCTGTGCGCCCGTCTATTAAGGTTCTAAGTTCCTCATATCCTTTAGCATCATCAAAGGCCACCATTGAATCAAAGTCAATACTCCAGCTTTTCATGGCTGGTAATACTTCTTCGTTACCTGCTGAACTTTTCGTAGTGGCATCACGTGTTGCTAGTTCGTAACTCATGGAGTGTGAAGTGGTAGAACTTATTGCGGTTCCATCCACATATAACAACAGGAGTGTTCCATTTAATTTTCCCGTACTCATTTTGTGTTTATTTAGTAATTATAGCGGGAATGTTTTATTAATCGTTTAATTCTACTAATCGAGCCGTTGCAGCGTTAGAAACGGTTACCCGATCGTCTTGCTCTAATTGCTCTAGTGCGTTTGTATTTGATATGTTAGGTATCAGCTTTACTATCTCGGCGGCGGCTTCTGGTAGGTTATCCATAATATCTTCTGATACATCGGCCCCGGCCTTGCTAATGTTTGCTTGTGAAGTTGCTGAATCGGTAGCCTCACAAATACCTTGATCAATTAATAACTCAGCATCAGAGGTAACGATCTCCGCCACTTGTCCTGGTGTGTGTATGCTGGTTCCTTTTATATAGTCTTTTATGAATAGTACTTTCATCTTATGTATCTTATTGAATATTCTTGATTAAAATGATATGTTTCTGAATTATTATCGTACATCTCCCGGTCTGTTTCGAATCTTATGCTTTGAATTACTCAAGTGCGGTGCGTACTTTGTCGGCCAAATCCTTGCCCGTTGCATAGCTATCATTCCATATATCTACATCTATTCTTATAACGTCTAAGGTACTAACTCCATCTTTAGTATCAGAAGGATCGTTATTAATACGCGAGTATGTTATGGCCGGATATGGACTATCGCCCTGTGGTATCCTATGCGGATCAATGGAAGTGGTGATTGCCGTTACGGGGCCGTCATTACTTAATATGTCGTAAATAGCCTTCTCCATTTTATACCTTGCCTCTTTTTAGTATTAAATCCACTTGGTTATCTATTTGCTCTTGTATCTTTTCGCCCATCCTTGCATTTGCGATCTTTGCCGTCTGATGTAGTGCTGGTCGGGCAAAAGGATGTTTTACTAATCCTACTCCTAATCTTGCCAGCTCTTTCCCCTCTTTGCTTCTGGGGTTTTTAAGCGGTTTAGTACGTTTCGCCAAAGTACCAAATTCTATCCATAAGGGAAAGTTCTTAAATCCTTCTAGTGTTTTAGTACCTATGATTATGTATTTATCTCCCGGCCTGCCCCTGAGTTCTTTTACCACCTTCAAATCCGATGAAGTGAACTCTTTACCACTTTTAAATTTTATGTTTATGTTCTTTGGTATATTGGCTTGCATGGCCTTAACTACTGGCGTAGCTCCAAATTTTAAAGCCATTGGAATAATCTTATTATTAGTTCTTTTTGGCAATACCTTTAATAGCTTGTCCAGCTCATTTAATCCCTTTGTAGTTGCTCCAAATCCTTTAGCCATCACGTTTGATTTAATAAGTTTCCAAACACTTCCAGCCCATCCTGTCGGCCCAGCTCCTGGATCGAAAATAGATCGTAGGTATTAGAGTTATGCACAAAGCGATAACTGTTAGTGTTTATATCGGTCCTGTAACGTATCCTTAATTTAACATCTGCGTTAGTTACCTTTTGGCTTGCATCAAAGCTCTCCTTGCCTTTCAGTTCTATTACCTGGGCAAAGGTAGTAAAGGCATCTGCCCAGCTTACAGAAGTACCAGAGCCGTAAGCATCCGAAGCTACCGTCTTTAATTGGAAGGTTATGCGCCTGTCTAATTTTCCTGAAAGCATTCCTTTACGTAATTAAATTCTGCCGGCTCGCCTGCAATATCTTCGTATTTCCAAATGTTATCTTCGCCCTTTACGTCTAATATATAAGGGTGCTTGCCTACGTCTATACATTTGTTTGATACTCCGTCTTGTATTAACCGCATATTGCTGCTGCCGTCTAAAGCCTTGTTCTTGTCTTCATCCCAGAGCATCACCCTCTCATCTCCTATTATTTCCAGTATGTCGTTACCGTTACCGTTTATTGCCCGATGTATGGGTATGTGCTTTACCTCGCCTGGTTGGCCTTGTATCATACCACAAACAGATTTTAAGAAGCGTACCTTCACCTGTTTGGCAGTTTCCAAAGCCTCGCGGCTAATCATTCGCCCTGCTCCTATTATCTGTAATTGATAATCTACAAACTTGGTCTTATCGTCCTGCATAAAATACACTTTGTCCACTCCTATAAGTCCTATTTTTTTGTTCATGTAATACTCGTAAACATCTAGCAATCGCGGATTAATAAAGTTATCGCTGCCCATTGTCATAAGGTAGTCGAATCTTTTATCTATAAGTGCCGCAAGGCCGGTATTTAGTTTCTTGCCTAGCGGGTTATTTTCTGTTCTTACAAATCCAGCCTTGTACTTTTTGCATAAATCCTCCGCCCAATCTTCACTAACCACGGCAAACACCTCCAGCCCTAGCTTTTTAATCGCCTTAAAACACCTCTCGGTTATCTCAGGCCGTTTCCAAATTGCCACATATACTAAAATTTTCATACAAAACTGCGTATAGAGTGCTGGTTAATAAGCATATCAATAGCCGCTGGAAATGGAACTTGTGCCGGGGTTCCCATCTTGGTAACCATATCCCTGTTCTCAAACAGATGGGCCACTATTAATTTTATAGAACTCTTTATAAGTGAAGGCACATCGGAGGCTGCATCGCCATATCCGGCCTTGTATTCTATCGTTACGGCATTCACTACCTCATCAGTATCAGGGAAGGATTCACCATCAGCAAGCACTATCCTGCCTACATCTGATTTACTATCCACCTGGTAAACTGAACTTGATAAGGTTTGCTCTACTCCGTTTGTATCCTGGTACTTTATAGAAGTAACCGATTGTAATGGGGGCTTGCGTAGCTCCAATTTAGTAGCTGGGAAGTTGTCTAAGTATTGTTTGTAAGTGGCCGTAATTAATTGCCGCCAGCTTTTGCTCTGGTAGTAAATAGTAGACGCCTCAATAAGGGTATCAATATAGTCATCCTCTGAAGTGTTAGAGGCGTCTATTCGTAGATGCTCCTTTACCTCTGTTAAGGTGATTGGCTCTATTGTCGGGGCCGTAAATAGTTCTAATCCGTTCATTTCTTCTTACCAGCCTTTTTTGACTTGGCAGAAGACTTGGAAACTTCAGTAGTAACTACTTCAACTTTTTTACGTGCAGTAACCGCCTCAGCATAACCTTGTGCAATTAACCGCTTGGCTTTTTCGGTGCTTACCGTTGCAATATCGCCCGCGTTAATAATAAGGTTAGGCCCTGCCCTGCCTACTAAGTATTTTATTTTCATAGCTTTAATAAATAAGGTCTGGAGGAGGCTCTAAAAGATTTTCCCGCTTTAGAAATCTCTTAAAGAAATCCCCCTCCGTTCCTATATTTTCACTTAAATTTTACGTATTCAAGTGTCTTAACGCTCTAACTGCTTCGCTTTGGATGAGCTTCCCTTCTGTTCTTAAAAAAGCTACGTATCCAACTTGGAATGTGTCGGCAAAGCGTTCGTCCATCCGGATCAAATCGAATCCTAGTACATCTCTTATGATATACTTTTTTAGGTCGCCAAAGATTACGGAGCGATTTCCCGCTGCGATTGATTCCATATCCTGGTCAATAACGTAATTATGACCTAAGATCAAATCCGGTGTACCTTCAATTAATGAAGGCCTCCAAAGATATTGCCCGTCTGAATCCTTTAAAGTAGAAATACTCTTTAAAGTTGAGTCGTTCATTACCCATGTAGCGTTCATCCTGTAAGCCGGATCAAGATCGTGCTTTAACCCGATCATGTCATCCATGCTAATAGTTGCATCGTCAGCCGCACTGAAAGGAGTTGCTGAATCTTTTACTCCTGTTGGTTGGCCTGATCCACTACCAGCGATGTAAGCCGTTGCAGTAACCCTTCCGATACGCTCTCCTAAAGCCTGAGCTACGTGAGAATCAATATTAAAAGCTGAATCTTGCATCAACTGGCGACTGAACTTAACGTGGCGAGAACTGGCAGTAAACGCATTTAAGGTTACGCTGGAAAAAGATTCGTCTTGCTCGGCAGAAGTTACATTCTCTGCTAACCACTCTCCAGTTAGTGAAGTTGAATCAACCGTAGGCCAATCCAAAGCACCACCAGCAGCAGTATTGATCACCTTAGCAATAGAGCGAATACCGCCGTAAGCCTTCATGGCTACCTCCATTTCGTCAGAAAATTCCTGTGGAACCATGTAACCACCAGCAGAATCAGTTCCAGCGGCTTGTGCCCGCTTCTCACTCATTACTTCGCGTTCGTTGTTGTTTAGCCCAGAGATACCTCCTTTAAGGTAGCTGCTAAAGGCACTAGAATACTGCTTCTCAGTATCTACTACTTCGTCGGTTGTAGTGTTTACTTCAGCAGCCTTCGCCTCTATTACTTCCTTTTGCTCTGCATTTAATTCGTTAATTTTCTCAACTCTTTTAACTTGCTTGTCAAAGTCTGCATAATCCTCCAGGTGCTTAGCGTATTCCGCATCTTGCTCCGGAGTAAGGTCTGTACCTTCTTTCTGTGCGAGTTCTACGATTGAGCGCGCAGCAGTAAATGCCTTTGCCCTATCTTCCCGCAATTGTTTTGATTCCAATAACATTGTATTAAAATTAAATTATAAGCGGGAAACATTATAGCGGGATATTTTTACAAAAATAATATTATTCGTTCAACTCCTTTTCAAGAAGCTCCAGTTCTTTTTGCTTTAACGCTAAAGAGTTGCCTTGTGGCTCTGGTGCTGGTTCGCTTTTCTCAAAAGTTAATCCGTTCTTTTCAACTTGGTCCATCTGGCGTACTGCCATCGGGTTAGAAGGTATGTTTACGATACTCCACTCTAGTAAGTCGCGCTTTCCGTAATGATATACCTCATCTTCAGAGCCTTCTACTGCCCTAAATTCGCCATCTTCCAGCGGGCTGAATCCTACCGATGTAGCTTTTAAGGTTCCAAATTGCACCTTCTTAAATATCTTTTCCGCCAAAGGGTTAATATCTTCAGTTTCGAACTTTACCGTACCTATCAGCTTGCCATCGCGTATCTCGGCCTTGCCTATACCTATCACTGAATCAGGGTTAGGTAATCCGGCCCCGTAAACATCATGCTGGTAGCCTACTATGCCATTTTTGGAGTAATTGGTTAGATCCCAGCCCTCTACGTCCAGTATAGTATTGTGGCGGTCTTTGGTATTATCGCTTATTACAAATTCAGCCGTTCGATCTTCTACGTTAATATCTTGCAGGCCGTTTTTTATATGTCTTAATTCCATCTTTATTGTTTTAAGAGTTCTTTTATATCTCTGGCAATTTTGCCGTTTTGTTTCTCTAGCGGTTGGTTTGTAACCGGAGTCATATTAGCGGGAATATAGAAGGTATCTCCGCCATCGTACCCGTTCATGTTCTCGCGGCTGCGTACCTCGTTAGGATTCATCCAGCCGTTTTGTATTGCTATCTTATTGCTTTCTGCCCGTTGCTTGGCATCACCCCGTAACAGTCCATCCACATTAAACTCGGCATAAATAGTTTCTTTTTCGCTCTCAAAGAATAGCTTGTCATTCAGCTCGCTCTCGAAGTTCACTAACCAGGGAGTTAAACTGAACTTTACAAAGGAAAGCACCAGCTCCGAGATGTTGGAAAATGTCGCACGCTCTAAATCGTAGAGCAGGGGAGGAGGCACCCTGAATAAACGTGCAATATCTGTTACTGAGAATTTCCTGCTCTCTAAAAATTGTGCATCCTGTGGAGGTACGCCCATCGGCTTTATGGTCATCCCTGCATCTAAAGGTAAAAAGTTACGTTCACCCCTTGCTCCGGTGTATGTGTTCATTGTGGCGCGCAAGCGTTTTAAGCCTTCCTCTGATAGCTGCCCTGAGCCTTCAATAGCATAATCAAGCTGCATACCCTTGCCGTAAAAGTTGGCTCCGGTCTGTTGTTCAGCTATTCCTAGTCCTAAATTTTCTCTGGCGATGGTAATAACGCTTTTACCCTTTATGCCGTCAAAGCCTAGTCCTTTTATGTGTACCACATTCGAGCTATCGGTTACCATTTCGCCTTCCTGGGTGCGAAACACGTACCATAACTTGCCATCTTGCATCAGTGGTTTAACGTCTTTAGGCCGGAATGGTGTTAATTGTGTAGGCCGTTCGCTTACGCGTTCAGATATTAAGGAGTAGTGATTACCCCAAAGCAATACATCGGTCATAACCAGCTGCCTCCACTGGTACGAGGTCATGAACTTGTTAGGCTTATCATGTATCAGCCTATAAATAGGGTGCGATTTTAGTATCTGTTTGGTATCGGTACTCTCAAACACTTGTAAGGGCAGGCTTGCTACTGTTTCAGATATTAGGCGAACCGCCGAATAAACTCCTGGAAGTTGTATTGCCGTTTCCGGTGTTACCGTTGCCCCTGCTAGCGAGGAGCCAAAGAAGTCAGAAAAAAAAGGATAGTTCCCTAGCGGAGTATTAGGATTCTCCGGCGAACCTCTAAACAGAGATTGAAACGATGGCAGATTATCAAATATGCTCACTTCTCATTTGGCGGGAATCTAACAAGTATTAAAATTAGGCATATTAACGCAAATATAGCACCCAAAGTCCAATAAAACAAACTCAGGGAATAGGTAATTACCAGAATTAACGCAAATACCAGCAGCCAGGTTACAATATTATGTACGTTTTTACCCATTATGCAAAGTTATTATTAATTAATTCAGTTTGATATTCGTCATTTTTGTGATGCTGGCTCCAAATACTGTTAGGTGTTGGTTGTAATATTAGCCAGTTAGCCGGATGTGCTATGCAAATAACAGGAATATTTAAGTTATTGGCCTTGATCCCTACCCATATATCCGCCATGTTCTTGCATTTAAAGTCCTCGGCGGTGAATTGTATGGTGTCGGTATGGAAGGCCATCACCCCCGTACCAGGTATCTGTACTTTGGTGTCATGAGTTAATAGTTCATCGCACCTTATTTTTTCCAAAGCTCCATGATAGTAAGACTTGGCAGGCGGTGCGAAGTTCTTGCCATGTACTGTAATTATGTTATTGTCAATCTTTGACTTTAGCTGCTCCACATAATCAGGCGGATAGATCAGGTCATCATCGCAAGAGAAGTAATACCCTCGCTCTAAAAACAATAGCTTGCCCTGATCGCCTACGTTAGCGGTCCGCCGGGTGCGGATCTTGGCATCTATACACCAGCCAGGCACTTTATTGTAGTCATTTAGCCATATATTGATCTTGTCTACCTGATCATAAAGACTTTTTACTGTTCTTTTTAACAGTTTTTCCCTATTCGGAAGCGTTGCTATGTTTGCAGTTATGGTCAATACTAATAAATTGGCGGCCTGTCCGGGTTCATTTTGCTCTTATGCTCGGTCTGATGTGTTAAATTCTCCTCTGATATATACATATACCAGCCTTT